ACCAACCAGATTATTGACAGCGGCGAAGGAGCGCAGCAACTTGTGTCTGTAAACCCTGGCGACCGTAGCGGCGACATTTGCTTGGACCATACGAGCTTTGTTGCCAACGTAATTGCCACCACCGGTGACGGAATTACTGCTTCTCCTTTTTCCATTCAGGGCTACGATCTGAATCCAGGACTTGTAGAAACATTCCCGTGGCTTTCTCAGATTGCCTCGAATTACGAACTTTACGATTGGGAAGGCTTGATCTTTCAGTTTAAGCCAACTAGCGGAGAGTTTGGATCTAGCACAAGCAATGCGTTGGGAAAGATTATTATGGTTACGAGATATGGAGTCAACCAGGATACCTCTTTCTCCAACTCCATTGAGATGCTCAACTATGACTATTCCAATTCGAGCAAACCGAGTTGCGGAATGCTCCACGGAGTAGAGACCGATAACCGTAAGCAGAACGGAGGTGAAATGCTTATGGTGAGGACTGGACCCCCTACCGAGTCCCGTACTTTATTTGACGTAGGAAAATTCTACATTGCCACCGAAGGTATTCCAATGGGAGAAAATACCACGGCCATTGTAGGCGAATTGTGGGTAACCTACAAACTTCGCTTGTCTAGAGCGAAGCTGTCTACTGCACTCGGCGATAGCATCGAGTGGGCCCGTGTACGTGACGTTGCCACATCCAGTGCGATGTCAACAGCCCCATTGATTTCGGCCCAATCTACCTTTAACGTTATTATCGAAAACACGAATTCTACTTCAGCCACTGTCACTATTCCTGCTAATCAAGTAACCAGCGGTGATCTTCATATGACCTTGAGCATTGAACCTGCAAGCGGTACAAGCGTTGTCCTCCAACAGGTAGACAACCTTGTTAACATCGTGAGGTACACTCGCGATCAAACGCTTCAAGCAGTCACCGGTGCTCCTAGTATAGGAGACCCTGATAATCGTGCCATTATTCAGGACGACTACTTCAAGATCCCAAGACCTGACCAGGAGTGTTCTTTCCGAGTGAGACTAACAGGCGAACTGCCCAGTGGCAACCATATCGTCAGTTATTTGTTTAACCAATATAACGACGCCATGATTCTCGATTGAAGCCCCTTCGCAAAAGAACGTCCGCTGACAACCGAAGGAAGTGAAGTCCCGAACGCCTACTACTCTTCTGCAAAACGCACTTATCCTTCATATGCAATGTTTTTGTTTACTGATTAAAGTTTCTGATCTCCCTCGAGTAAGTCACCAAACTACTTTGTCCCCCCCGATGCTTGGTCCGCAGTCCCATCTCGAATCTTGGAGTCGGGTCCCACTGATCGCCGTTCCAGAGCACGGAGTCGTATACGACCTGCTTTCTCCCGACCGCTGCTCTCGTTAGGTAGAAATGATGGTCCGCAAGAGATGCCATGGATGTCCTCGTTCCCTGCAGGATCCTCTCCAAATACCCGAAATATCGCAGCTGTTCATGCACCAAAGACATTCGATCCACAAATCTCTCGTCCCATTGTGGTATGAATTGATCAATCACCCCGTAGACTTGCTTGTTGATTCCGGCTGGCAGATAGTCCCGAATGTCCTCGTAGCTAAAGACCGGCATTTTTCGCATGAGACGCAGGGAGAGCGAGCGCGTACTCGTCGCATAAAGGAGACCAAGGGCGTCTCCGTAGTAGGCGAGACGATGCCTACTGTGGGGATCGCGGAGATTTGCAACCCACCGGTGCAACCCGCCACTGTATACCTGCGTTACAGCTATACCTAGGTCCGACCCCCAGGGGCCAGCGCAGCGGAGCCCCAGGGCCGGGGAGGGTACCTAGAGGTAGATGTAACCAGCGTTACACGTGCCGGAGTTGCAGCGTAGGGAGTTGCAAACTGAGCGACCCACAGTCTGGCACCTCGCCTGCGTAGGCAGTCACCCCTGAGCGACGCGACAGAGTATTAGCGAAGATCCCCGTAGTCGAAATCGCGAAAAAAAGACGGTCTTTAACTTCACGAGATCATTCGGCCTAATGCCACGGGATCAATCAAGCAAGCGAGGTTGGTGTTTTACATTCAACAACTATGAGGACGGAGATGTCGAGAGAATTCGAGAGGTTTGCAGAACTCACTGCGTATATGGAGTTTTTGGAAGAGAGCGTGGAGCAGAACGAGACACTCCTCATCTCCAAGGATACCTATACTTTTCTACTCAACGGAGCTTTAAGGGAGTTAGAAAGCTCGTCGATTGCGATAGAGTACATCTGGAAGCGGCTCGTGGAAGCCCATCTCAGAATCGAGATTACTGCACCAAGGAGGGGGATTACGAAGAGTTTGGATCCCTTCCTCGAAAGGGAGCCAGAACTGATCTGGTTCAAATACAGGCAATGTTGGATACAGGCGTTGCTGAGAGTGAAGTGGCTGAGGAACACTTTGCTTCCTGGTGTCAGTATCGACGTTCTTTCGAAGCGTATAGACGGCTTAAACGGACCAGACTTCGATCATGGAAAACTCATGTTATCTGGATACATGGACCCACTGGCACCGGTAAAACCTACCGGGCTCTTGCAGAAGGTGCTCGATTATATCTTGAGACCCCCTGGATTGCATTCGACAATACAGGAACCTGGTTCGACGGATACAGAGGAGAAAAGGTCGTCGTATTTGACGATTTTCGAGGAGAATGCCTCTTGGCCTTTATGCTTCGACTCCTAGATCGATACCCGATGAGCGTACCAGTGAAGGGCGATAGTGTAAATTGGCAGCCACGCATAATTTACATTACATCAAATTTGAGCCCGCGCCAGTGCTATCAATCAACTCCGATTGATTTGTTAGCTCCGCTGTTTAGACGCATAGAAATTCTTGAATTTCAGCCACAAAGAGATATCATCGAAGATCAAACCGATCAAATCCGATTTTACGAATAAACAAAGCAGTTTGTTTTTGGGGCAAAAAAATTCGAAAGCGACATGGGGTTGGACTGGGAACCCCCCGAAGGGAGGGGCAGGAGCTGAGTTTCCCAAAAAAAAGTGCCAACCAAAAAGTACTCTTAGGTCTAAGCATAGTATTACCTTAGACCACTTAAGAGTCCCACCTGTGAGTACCTATAAATAGCCGCCAGGCTATCCCTTCTGCACCATAATGCCAATTAGCAGGATAGTAGTAAAGACAGTCATTCGCTGTTTTTGCTGCGTTAAAGGAGCCGAAAATAAGCTTCCTCTGGCCTTCGTGGAACGAGGAGAAAGCAGAAGCATTTTCGCTAGGAAGACGAAGTCGACCAGACACACCTCTCGAGCCAAATCCTCGACCAGCTAGACGCCGCATGTTCCCCATGTACATGCCTTCTCCCCCGGTTTATGCCGCGGCAGCAGCACCTGCACCTAGGAGAAGAACTTATCGTAAAAGAAACTACAAAGGAGTTACCTACGAGAAATTGAAAAGATCTAACGAACGTATGAAGAGAGACAGAAAAGGACTCAGAGACTTTATCAAAGATATGGGAGCTACAGGAGTTCCTGGATCTAATAGAATGAACGCAGTGGGCCCTTCATACGGCAGTGCTGCACCCAACCAAAAAATTATTCGAAGAGCTGCTGGATATGTCGGACCAGGAGATTATAAATCGACTCTAGGCCGTTATATTCCTCCAGGCAGCTTTAGCAGGGCCGGGAGCTGGTTAGGTTCCGCTAGCGGAATCCCTGGATTGGGCAGCCTTGGCGGTTGGGCTGGAGACCAGTTTTCCAAATACGTAGGATTTGGTGACTATGGTCCAGTGTCCACCAACCAGATTATTGACAGCGGCGAAGGAGCGCAGCAACTTGTGTCTGTAAACCCTGGCGACCGTAGCGGCGACATTTGCTTGGACCATACGAGCTTTGTTGCCAACGTAATTGCCACCA